CATTCCGTATCCAATAGCACCTTCACCGAAAAGCATGGTGGTGTATTTGAAACCAGAAGTTCCACCAGCGATTACAGGCATAGAGTCATCAATGACAACACGCTTACCGAGGTAGCTAGGAATATTAAGAGTGCCAGAGGAATCAGCTACAAAGTCGATGTCATCAAGGTTGACGAGACGCTTATAAACTGCAGAGTGAAGTGCGATTACTCCAGTAGATCCGAAAGAATCTCCAAGGGTGAAAGCTGCTTCAACTACTGCAGAACGTCCGATAAGGTTAGCTGCAGTTGCGTTAGCTCCGTCTTCAATGGCAATATCATTTACCATGTCAGAACTGTTAGCTGCTACGTTACCCGCTTGGATACCTTCAGCACAAGCAAGAAGGCGTTTCTGCCAAGAGCGCATCCAATAGCGATCAGTGCGGTCACGGATGCGTCGCATAGGATCAGAGCCAGCGATTTCACCGACAAGATCTTTGGCTGCCCAGCCGTTATTAAGATAAGCTACACGGGCAGTTTGCTTGCCAGAGGTTAGCTTGTAAGGAGTTGCATCGTTGTCAGTAGTATCACCAATGTTAGGTTCATCAGTTGCGAGGTCATTCCAATGTGGAATCTCTACAACATTGCCACCGCTGTTAGCCTGTTGACCTAGCACGGGGTTAGTTACTGCAATGCCGCCTTCGATGAAAGCGGTTTTTTCGGGGCTATCGTTAGCCACGTAGTCAAGATAGACTTGTGGAATGATAGCATCAGATAGTTGGACGTTAGCCATAATGTTTTATTAGTTAGTTTTGATTTTTGTTAGATCATTGAGCAAGTGTTTGCTCTTGATCACGAAGTTTGCGATAGTCATCTGGAGAGTCCTTATATAAAGATACTCTATCAGCTTCCGACATATCGCTGAATTTCTTAGAAGCACCGCTTCCATTACCGCTACCGATTGCACCGCTCCCACTAGCATTACTACCCACGATAATAGAGGAAAATTTCTCGTTGGCAACAAATTCTTTTTTTAGCTCATCAACTGTTAGAGCGGATGGCTTCCCATCACGATCTAAAACTCTTGTCGTTGCTTTTCCGTCAACTATTTCAGTTGTTAGTCTAGCAGAAATTGCCCCGCTCATAAGATCGGGAACTGTTGAAATTTCGTTAGCGATTTTGGAAGCTACGTTGTCAACTAGCATAGAACGTAAAGAACCTTCTGCATCGTTGATTCTACCAGTATATTCCTTCTCGCTTTTCTCAAGCTTCTCTTTGTAAGAACGCTCTAAAGCATCCACATCATCCTTACTAACAGCACCCTTGCGGAGATCAATAATTTCATCCTCTTTAAGTGTTAGTTGGTCTTTGATTTCTTTAAGCTCTGATTCTACTTTTTGCCGTCTTTCTTTCTCATGCTCTTTAGCACGTTTCAAAGCTCCAGTATCTTCTAAGCCGTCAACTGTTAGCTCATAGCCATTTGCACCCTGCTTGTATTCGGATTTAATAGCATCATCTAACAATTCGTATTCTTCTGCATTTACGTTTAATTTCATAGGTTTATTTTCCTTGTTTGGTTTTTGTTTTTTGTTCTGTTGGCAACTTGCCAGAGATTGTTTTCTTTCCAAAGATTCTATCATAGCCCTTACGATAACTTTCGTTAGAGGCTTTGCTGATTAACAGATCATTGGTTACGCTGTTCTTTGCTGTATTACTTAATTCCATTACTTTAACATCATTGCTCTTTTTTCTCTCATCTGATCTAACGATAAGGGTTTGAAATTCTTATCAAGATTCAGCTTTGCGAATTGCTCAGAGTTTAAAGTTCCGTCATTTAGCCAAGTCGTTTTTTGCTTTCCGATTGCTGATCTTTGAAAGTCTTTAGGCTGGGTTTTTAGCCAATCGTAATAAGTCTGCTTTGCTGGAACTTCCCCGCCTAGTGCTGATCTTGTAGCCCCCTTATCTAAATCGCCTAAACCTAAAGCCTCATCTAACACAAAGTTAATTGTTGATCTGCAATTAATGTGAATAGGGGGCATAGGTCCACGCCCCATTTCAAACTCTAAGCCGTCTAGGCTTCTGCATCTTTGCGTTGTCCTCCCGTCTAATGTGGAACGCCATTTGTATGCTTTAACTATATCCTTGTTAGCCTCCCAAGTCTGCATCCTAGCAGTAGCACTAACATGTTGCACCGCTGTTCTGATTACTGCTTGTGCTTGTCTTGTTTGCAAAGAGGTTAGCCCGTCTTTGAAATTGTTTGCCCTTGTGCCTCTGATTAGTTGCGTCATCTGGCTTAGAGTTTGCCCCTCCTTGTATCCCTTGCGAATAACTCCGCTGACTTGTGTTACCCTTGTCCTAGACCAGTTCTTTATAAATGGCTCTAGCAGTTCGCCAGTTGCGCTAATAGGTGAAGCTATAGCTGCAGCATAAGCCAAGTTTGCTGCCGAGGCTGCATTGCCAGTAACTAAAAAAGAGTTGATAGTTTGACGTTCAAAAATCGCATCATCCTTTGCCAACTTTCGCAGATCTTTATCAAGATCCTTTACGATTGCAGCTTGGTATTTTTTATTTAGCTTTGTTACGTTGCTAATCAAAAGATTTAATTCCTTTTTTGTTAGCTGATCTAACGAATCAACTCCAAGCCTGTTAGCTGCAGCCAACAAATCAGCCTCAAACTTTTTCGCTAATACACGATAGTCTTTTGCTTTTCCAGCTTTGAGCCTCTCAAGCATCACTTGATGCCGAGTTGCTATGTCTGTAATAGATCTAGCCATTCTCTACATCATCAACCTCATCATCAATCTGATCCAGCCCATCTAATGCGCTTGCGTCAATAATATCTCTTGCCTCATCATTAGGGAGTTCTGCAATGGAAGCTTTCTTTAGATTATCTCTAAGCTCATCCCATGTTAGAACATCGTTTTGCCAGAGTGAAAGTAATGCTCCTTGCTCTTGCGGATTAAGTGTATGATTTACAAAATCTGTATGCAGTGAGAAATCAACTTCTCCACTTGTTCCGACAAACTCCATGCACCATTTAAGAGCCTTTCTGAAAGCCTCGGCTGTATTGTTAGCTGCAGAAGCTAAAACGCTTGTTTCAGATGCGTTATCCATTCCCGCTTCCGTTGCTGTTCTTTGGACATTTTTATTCTCTACGAGCTTTGCCCCTAACGCCACCATTTGACGTTCCTTTGTATCCATCGCCTCTTTGGGCATAGAGTTAGCAGAGGCTTGCACAAGCCCCATAGAACCGCCTTCTGGCAGTGGCACGGCTGATCTTGAGCCTAAGTGAACTTGCCCCTTCACACCCTCATCAACCCATGACTGATCTAAGCCCGTCATGTATGGCGTAGGCTGTCCAACAATGTAGCAAGCTTCCTCGTAATCTGCGGAGTTCCTAAAGTGTGCCAGATTCAAAACTGATAGATCGTAAAGCGGGGGAAGATCTGGGGTTTCGTCATTGTTTTCCCATCCGACAAACTGGAAAGGGATTTCTGTTAGTGGAGAGCCTTGCGCACTTGTCGGAGTGTATTCCTCAACTAAGCCATAAGCCCCGCTTCCTTGTGCCGTGCTTCTCCTGTAGATCTGCACTTGATAGATCCCCTCTACCAATCTTAGAACACGGAATTGCTCTACAATTTCCTCTTTAAATCCATCGTCACTATCTACATAAGTTTCTGATAGAACAATTAGTGTTAGACGATTCTTTGCACCTTGTCTTTCGCTTCTCCAGTTAATAATTGATGGTGCGTTGTAATGAAGAATATTAGGTCTTATTGATCCATCTAACTGATCTTGCCTTGTAGCTGTGCCTTCAACTGTAGGGTAATCAACAAACAATCCAGCCCTTCCGTTAGCCAAGACGCATCCTAGGACGCATTTGCTTTGTTGCACAAGTGAAACTCCAGAGCCATCAGAATCTTCTATGATTGAATCTAACAATGGTGGAACTTCTACAACTGGATCTTTTGAAAATACTTGTCCAACTAATCCAGATAAAGTTCTAGCTGTTACGTTGTAAAATACAGCCCTTGTTAGATACTGATTGTAACGAGTCTCATTTTCCGCACTAACGTCAGAGGGGTTAGGCTTTGGCAAGTAGATGTCTTTCTTCTTCTTTACTTGTCGCTCTCCCTTAATGCAGTCATTTACTTGATCCCATGAAGGTTTTAATTCTTCATAGAGCGGGTGTTGGTGGTCAACTTCTGGCATAAAATTATATTTGTTAGGTAACGTGAGTTATCTTAATGTTTGTAGCTGATCTAACATTTCCGTGCAAGACTCTATAACGGATTTCATCATAAGCATGATCATCAGCCCCCTTTAAAACATCCTCTGGATTGTTAGGGTCACGCCTCATTATAGGCAGAGTAGCTATCGTTGCCAAGCAATTATTCATGAAGTAGATAGAAGCCCCCTCTCCATCTATTGCAGCCCTCATCCTACTTCTGATTAAATCGAGTCCGACAATCCTTGATCCCGCACTCTTGTTAGATTTAAGCCAAGTCACTTTTTCATCTGCCATCTTCTTGGCTATAGTGTCAGCGTTTTTTTCTATTACGTTAGATATTTGATTATCTGCAGCCCCAGCGTAAACTTTGCCAGCTATCCAGCCTAGTTCTAACAACTGCTTTTCCATTTCCACTATCCCTCTGGCTATCTCTTTTGCAGTTAAAGCAAGCCCCTTGTTAGTGCCTACCTTGTCAGCACCATACCACTCAGCTATCCTTATGAGAGTTCCTTTGGGTGGGCAGAAAGTAGTGCCGTCTTCTAACTCCGCTTCTTCCCCGTTAGCCTCTGCCCACCATCCTACAGAAAAAGGAGTAGAACTTCCCCAATCAAAAGAGCGATCTAACCGCCAAGAGAAAGGGATTTTAAATCTTGGTATTACGTGAACATCAGAACGCCACAAATCATCTAACGCCCCACCCGCTACAATGTTCCAATCTCCGTTTAGCATCGCCTTAACCAAGTCTGGAGAACCAAGCCCTTCTAAGTTGCCAGAGTATTCTTCATAATCAAGAGTAGGATTATCTGTTAGAAGTGCTGGAATGTATTGCCTTCGCATAGCCCCCTCTTTCTTTTCCATTCTAACAATAGACTTGTAAGGCGCATTATCTACAAAAGTATTTTTAACCCAACTATGCCCTATACCTCCTGGATTTGAGCCACAAAAAATTCTTGGGAACATGCCCTTGTGTTTTTCTGGAAGTGTTAGAGAGCCTACCCTACAACGCCCCCTTAAATATCTGTAAATTGATTCACTGAAGTGCGTAAGCTCGTCAATCATCAAGACATGAATTTCAGCACCTTGATATTTAAATTTGTCCTTTTCATGTTGGCAGTGACAAAGCCAAATCTTAGAGCCGTTCCAGAATATAACTACGTTTTTAGATGCGTTGTAACTACAAAGCCCTAGCCCAATCCAGTTAGCTAACAGAGAAAGAAAACCCCCGCTTCCTTCCATGTGATTCTTGTAGAGGTCTTCCGATACTCTCCGAAAGAGGTAGACTTGCAGCCCTTTGATCTCACAGCACCAATTAATAGCTGCAACCCTCATTAGATGCGATTTACCGCCCCCTGCAGCCCCTCCGTAAAGGATTTCATTAGCTGTAGAGAAGAAAGCTTCCGATTGCTTATCATGCAATCCTATCTCAAGAACGGGGTTAATCGCCATTAGGCTTTTTAGCTATCAAGTTAATTGTTGGGGTAATATCTTTCAGTTGAATTTCTGATTCGTTTTGCGTCTTATCTTTCTGATCTAACAACTGCTTGCCCATGTGGATCAGCATAGGAACGCTACCACTCCAGCAAGCATCTAACTGCGCCTTTCTAAGTCTGGCAACTAGCTTTGCCCTACCTTCATTGATTGCCCGACAAAATTCTGGGTTTTCTGACTTCCTTCTTTCTACTGTTCTAACAGTGCAAGAAAACCATTCCGCTATATTTTCGTTAGTG